CGCTGCCATATTACATGACCGTTGGCACGAAAGCTGCTGTGGAAGATGTAATGCGTGACCTGTACGGTGACGCGACTGTGCGAGAATGGTTCGAGTACCAAGGAACGCCCGGGTGCTTCCGAATCAAAATCAAGGCAGAAGGCCCCATCGACATTGAGGAAATGCTGGACATTCTCAGCCATGTGAAGCGGGCAAGCGCCCACCTGGATATGCTGCAACTCGACACCGAGGAAACACAAAAGCTGTACTTCGGTTTCGCGTCGGTCACGGTGGGCAAATGGTCCAACACAATGCCGGGCAGCGAGAGCGACTTCGGCTGGCTGGTAGATGCGGACGGAAATGCCCTTCTGGATGCAGACAGGAACATCTTGACAGACTAAAAGGGGGAAACGATGTTTTTTCCAAGTTTGATCCTGACCAATGCGGGCAGAGCTTTGATCGTGAAAGCCCTGAATGGCACCGCAATCAATTTCACGAAATTTGCGCTGGGCGATGGTGTTGCGCCGGAAAAACCGCGTGACCTGAAAAATCTTGTGCATCTGGTAGCCAATATGCAGATCAACAGCATTGAACTGTCCGCAAGCTGCGCCGTGCTGGAAGCTACCTACACGAACAGCGGACTAAAGTCAAAGCTGATCGCCCGGGAAATCGGAATCTTTGCGACAGACCCGGACGACGGCGAAATCCTGTACGCATACTCCAATGCAGGGGATGAAGCGGCTGTTGTTCCAGCAGAGAGCGGAGACATGACGATTCAGGAAACTTTCCATGAAGTCGTGTCCGTGGGCGACGCAACGCAGGTAACGGCGACACTGGGCGAGTATTCCGGTTATGCCAGCAAGAAAGACTTGAAAGACCATATCAACGACCACAACAATCCGCACCATGTTACGGCAGAGCAGGTTGGTTTGGGCAATGTGCCCAATGTCACCCCGACGAACCAACAGCCGGTGTTCTCAAATGACTACATTACGAAGGCAGATGGCTCTTACGACGTGCAGAATATCGCTTCCGGCGAAAAGCTGGGAAACATCCTGCGGAAGATTCGCACGGCAATCGCTGCCTTCATCGCACACCTTTCAGCAAAGAACCCGCACAACATTTCCGCTGCGGATATTTCAGCCGCAGCAAAGGATCACAAGCACAGCGCGGATGATGTGACATCTGGTACTTTCCCTGTTTCTCGCGGCGGCACCGGTGCCCAGACCGCAACACGGGCGCTGGCGAATCTGGGTGCAATGCCAACGTCTGGCGGCACCTTTACGGGCGCAGTGCGGTTCCAGCAGCCTACATACTTCGGTGGTGACAACACCTACCACATCACCGCTGACGGCACGGCGAACTTCCGCAAAGTGTATGGTGCGGTCTATAACGACTACGCCGAATGGTTCCCCCGTGGGTGCGATACCAAGCCGGGAGATATCATTGCGCTGGATGTGAGCAGTCAGACAGAACGGTATATCAAGGCGGTTGGAAAGATGGATCGCGTTGTGGGCGTGCACACGGACGAATATGCATACCTGATTGGCGGCGATACGCCGGACGAGAAAGACGACAACTTCAAAGCTAACATAGAAAAGTATATCCCCGTTTCCCTTGCAGGGCGCGTCAGAGTGCGCGTGACCGGCAGGGTGAAGACCGGGGATTTAATTTTGCCTTCGGGTACGCCGGGCATTGGCCGGGCGGCCTGCGCAGGGGAGTTTGCTCCGGCAGAATGCATTGTTGGCTATGCGGTGGAAGGCGACGACCGGACGGATGAACGCCGCATTCGTGTCCGGGTGAGGGGGTGAGAGAATGCCGGAGAGAGGACAGTTTATTTCCGACGAAGATTTTCTCGCCCTGAAAAGCCTGATAGACGCAGAGATCGGTCGGCGCGGCAAGACGGAAGGCACCGCACAGGGACAGTCCGTTGGCAGCATGGCGGCATATAGGGGAACGGCGTACCAGTACAATGTGACCCCGGCGGATGGCGTGAGCGTGGATGCAGAACACATCCAGAAAATCACCTGTCTGGTGGATGCCGTTCAGGGCGGTGCAACGACACCGGAGCGGGGAGACCAGGTTGCAGCATCGGGGCTTGCGCAAGCGGCGGCAACGGTAAGCACACTGAGCAATATCCCGGAAACTGCAACGGCGACCGGGTGCAGCGGGCAATGCACGGGGCTTTGCTCCAATGGCTGCAACACGTCCTGTACCAGCTGCACCGGCAGCTGTGGCGGAGGGTGTGTAGGAACTTGCCGGGCAAATTGTGCGAATGACTGCACGGCTACTTGCAGGGGAACTTGCCAGGGGTCGTGCAGCAACACCTGTTTAGGAAACTGCACAAATACCTGCAACACGACCTGCACGGCAAGCTGTGCAAATGACTGCACCAATGGCTGCAAGACGGGCTGCAAGGGAGGGTGCAAAGGCGGCTGTGACGGCTGTTCCGGCAGCTGTTCCGGCAGCTGCGACGCCACTTGCGCAGATGATTGCACAGGACGGTGCGTTGATAAGTGCGATTCGTATTGTGCGTCAAGCTGTCAGGATAGTTGCAGAGGGATTGCTTGCTTCGCAAACTGTAAACAGTCTTGCGCAAACAGCTGCGAAGGAGACTGCAATTCGCATTGTGGAGCGCAATGCACAGATAACTGCGACGGAGGTTGTAGTGGGTGTTCCGGAAGCTGTTCTGGCGGATGCACATCATGCTCTGGATTCCTGTGGAAATAAGAAAGGAGCAGCGAAATGAACGTAGCATTTGAGCAAAACAATGACGAAAGAAGCGAGAAGATGTACACAAAAAACCTTCCGTTGCTGAAAATCCAGACCTACGAAACAGTCAACCCGGAGGACTGGCAGGGACTTCTTGCTGATACTCCGCCCGGCATGGAGAAAGCTTTCTGGTGCATCGGATGTGCCGGTATGTTCATGGTGAACACGGAAGATAAGTTCGATGTGTGGTGCGCATACTGCATCACAGTTGCACAGTCTGTAGTGACAGCCTGCGGCGAAGACGCGGACGAAGACCGGATTTACCTGATGGGCTTTGGTCTGGCAGCCCGGACGTTCAACTTTGCGGCACACCCTGTCCAAAGAGGTGAGTGTGATCCCGCACCGTTCATCAAGGCGGCTCAGTATGAATGCAAGGACGATGTGGATTTCTTTTCCATGTGGCACCTGCTTGTTGTGCTGATCGAACTGCTGCGGGTGAGCGAAACGGAAGATATGCACGATATGGTTTCGGCTATGGTCAAGATGAATCGGGTCCGCGCAAGATACCGTCAGGCGGCGGACAAGCTGCCGAAACGGGATGCACAGTAAGGAGTACGGCATGAATAATATTAAGATCACCACACAGGAAAGTGAAGCAGTGGAACGCGCGTACTACGAAGCGCAGTCCTATGAAGCGCTGATGGCGATTCTGTCCCGCCAGCTGAACGCTGGCGCAAATACGATGATTGCTGATATGCTGCACTACTACGCAGGACTGTGCCGGAAAGCGCAGATGAAGCTGAAGATGGTGCAGGACAAGGTGTTGGCGCGGTACATCGACCCGGAAGAAAACCCGAACCTGATCGTGCACTTTGACTTTGAGCGGGAGGAGGTACACCCCGTTGAGAACGAAAAAGTATGAGGACTACGGGAATACCGTTCAGCGCTTATATGGCCGGGACAGACGGGAGTGTGGAAGCATCTGCCGAAACGTTACGTTCCAGATCACAAACGCCTGCAATCTGCGGTGTTCATACTGCTATGAGCACCACAAGTCTACCGAAAAAATGACGCTGGAAACCGGAAAGAAAATCGTGGACTACATCCTGAATCTGTATGAGGATGGCACGTCCGATTTTATGAACCGGGACACCAAAGCCCTGATCCTGGACTTCATCGGCGGAGAACCGCTGCTGGAAGCTGAACTGATCGAGCACATCTGCGACTACTTTTTTTCGGAGTGCTACCGGAGGGAAATCCCGCTGGGACCGTTCACGCGCATTTCTTTTGCCACGAATGGCCGACTGTGGCGCTCCCCGGCGGCGCAACACCTGCTGGAAAAGTATCACGATCTCATGTCCGTTACGGTGTCCATTGATGGCGTGCAAGAATTGCACGACAGATACCGCATCGATGAAGACGGAAACGGCAGCTTTTCTACCGCGTGGGCAGCATTCCAGGACGGCAAGCGGAAGTATGGCTGGCTCAACAGCAAAATGACTTTCGTGCCCGGCTCCATCCAGTACATTGCATCCAGTATGAAAATGATGCTGGATGCCGGGTGCAGGCACATTGCCGGGAACTGCGCCTACGAACCGATGTACACGGACGAGGACGGCAAGGCGCTGTACAGGCAGCTGAAAGAGGTTTCACAGTACGTTATCAAGAACGGCTGGGACGTGGCGATTGCCATGCTGGATGAACAGATTGGTGATGCAGAACAGAACGACCGCAACTTCTGCGGTGGAACTGGCTCAATGCTGAGTTTCGCCCCGGACGGGGCCGCGTATCCCTGCATCCGGTATGCGCCGATCTCTATCGGCAAGGAAAAGGCCGACCGGGTGTGTCTGGGCAATGTGCAGGCGGGCGGCCTGTACGCCACGGACCAGCAGCGACGGGTGAAGGAAGAGCTGGACGCAATCACCATGAAATCCCAGTCCACGGAAGAATGCATCCGTTGCCCGGTGTCTTCCGGGTGTGGCTGGTGCAGCGGTCTGAACTATGAAATGTTCGGAACCGCAAACCGCAGGTATACCGGAATCTGCAAAGTTCACAAGGCGCGTGTGCTGGCTGTGTGCTGGTACTGCAATATGCGCAGTATAGCTCTGGGCGATACCGCACCGAAGAAGGTGAATCTTCCCTACGAGGAAGTGGCGCGTCTGATCGGTGAGGATGAAGCCGCAGAGCTGAAAGCCATTGAGAAGGAGGCGGCAGAGAAATGGGCATGGTAAGTCTGGCAGACAAAGCCTTGGCAGAAGCGTTTGAAAGTGCGGACTATGTGATCGTGGTTCGGAAACGAGCAGACGGAAAGAACGATCTCTACCGCGCCACCCCGGCACAGATCGCAAAAGTGGTGGGCGAAACCTTGCAGGTGCCGGGTATCAAAGCGAACCTGAACGCCTTGAAGCTGACCGCTTCGGACGATGGGCGCGGTGTGGTGACACTCTCTCTGGGAGGTAAGACGGAATGGCAAACGTAAAAATCGTAAGAGCGACCTACCTTGTCATTGACGGCACCACCTATAAGCTGATCGATGAAGATGTGCCGAACTGGGCAAAGGAACTGCTGCCGGATAAGACACTGAAAAAGGAAGGCTCTGCCGCCGATGCGGCAGCCACTGGAAAAAGACTGGAAAAACTGGAAGGGCTTCCGTACTTCTTTTATGACGAAGCCGGTCGCTTGACCTTTGATGATGGACAGGAGGACTAAACATGGCAAGAACTCACATGGCATCCGATGAATCCTTGCAGCAGATTTTTGCTGCGGTGTCCGGTACCACCATGGCGGCGGCGGGCGTACCGCCGTTCTGGCAACCGGCAATGAAGATACCATCGACCGGTACTATAACGCGCTGGCTCAGAAAGTGACCACGGCACGGGAAATGAACGTGCTGTTCGTAGACTGGTGGACGGCGAATTGGGACCCGAATACCAGCACCTATAACCGTATGCTGGAACGCTGGTTTGGCAACGTGCTGGACGACAACCGCGTGCATGGCGTAAAGTTCCCGCTGTTCAGCACATCCAACACCGCAATCGGTGAGCTGACCGACGACAGCGTGGGCCTGTCCTGCACCCCGTCTACCGCCGCAGAATCCGGCAAGGATGATTTTGCCGGTCTGCCGCAGTTCTGGTGCGTGGAAGTAGCGGCGGAAAA